ATGAGAATAATATCTCAGAATTTGGAAAATGTAATTTTGGCAATATGAAAGATATTTTTAAATACATTGAAGATATTATAAATTCAAAAGATAACTTATTAATATTTGAATTTGGAATGTGTGATGCACATCATTCATATAAAATCATGGATTTAATTCAAAGTAATAAAACTTTTGAATATTATGGATTTGAGCCTGTAGATTATTTATTTAATCAAATCAAAGATTATAAAAAAGATTATCAAAATGGTTCGTTCACTATTGTAAATAAAGCAATAGGAGATAAAGATGGATTCGTTGATTTTTATCAAAGTGGTGGACAAAAAATAGTTGATGGAATAAATACAGAAAACTATTATGGCAGTTCATCAATCAATGAACCTAAAGAGGTTTTAACATATTGGCCAGAAATGACATTTGAAAAAAAACAAATTGAATCTATAAAGTTTGATACTTATGTAAAAGAAAATAATTTACAGGATAGAATAATTGATTTTATTTGGGCAGACATTCAAGGTGCTGAGATAAACTTAATTAAAGGAGGTAAAAACACTTTCAAAAATGTAAAATATTTTTATACTGAATATTCAAATGGTAATTTATACAAAGGAGATAAAGGACTGAAAGGTATTTTAAAACTATTACCAAACTTTGAAATAGAATGTGATTATCAAGGTGATGTACTTCTAAAAAATAAATATTTATGATTTTATCAATACTTATTCCAACTGTTCCACAAAGAGCAAGACTTTATTTAGAACTAATCACAGAACTAAATAATCAAATAGAAATGGCTAATGCCTTTGGACTTGTTGAAGTTATTACAGATGATGCACCGGTAGGAGCAAAAACAACAGGGCAAAAGAGAAACGATTTAATTAATTCAGCACAGGGTAAGTATGTTTGGTTTATTGATGATGATGACATGATAATGCCGAATGCTATTAATAACATACTGCCTGCATTAGAACTTAATCCAGATGCTTTGGCTATCAATGGAATAATGACTACAGATGGCAATAATATGAAACAATGGTATATCAGTAAAGACTTTGAATATAGAGCAGACTTTACAAAAGGATTTGAAATATACATAAGACCGACAAACCACATAACACCGATTAAAAGAGAAATAGCAAAGCAAGTTAAATTTAAGAATCAATCTAACTTTGAAGATTATGAGTATTGCATGGAACTTAAAAACTTAGGATTAGTTAAAACAGAAGTAGAAATAAAAGAAGCTGTTTATCATTACAGATATATTTCAACTAATAAATTATATTAATGAAAATTGCCTTTTGCACATACGCAAGTAAATGTTACAAGTATTCTTATGCAGATGCTGATCGGTATTTTAATTATGCAGATAGATTAAAAGATTCTTTAAAAGGTGTTGACTTTTATTTATTTACTGAAAATAACCTTAAACATCCTGGGCATGCAAACTTACCTTATTCATTTAAACCTTATGCTATTCAGCAACTTAGACAAGACTATGACATAGTAGTATGGGCGGATAGTTGTGTTTATTCAATTAAAGACTTAAACAAGTTTATTGAATACATAAATATAAATGGATTTGTATTCTTTGATAATATTGGATATACTATTGGTGACTTTACTTCTGATCAGTGCCTAACTAATTTTAATATGAGTAGAAAAGAATCCTTTGAGCACCCTATGATAATGGCTTGCTTAATGGGATTTAACTTTAAGAATCAGTTAGCCATAAAACTATTTAATGAGTATTTTAAAGCAACTCAAACATACGGAAACTATGAGGGTGACTGGACTAATGAATCAAATCAAGTTAGTATAGATAACAGGGTAAAAGGACACCGACATGATCAATCAGTCATGAGTATTATTTTAGCAAAAGAGAAAATAAAACCTTTGCACCCACATTCTACATTCTTTGCTTACTTTGGTAATCCTGGTCATTTACCTCATGCAGAATCAGTTTGTTTACTTAGTCAAGGATATTAATGATACAACTACTTGCAACTACTTACATATTAGCAAAGTACATCCCTAAGCCAAAACTACTAATGAGAAAACCTTTCACCTGTCCTTTATGCTTAACTTATTGGAGTTTTCTAATTTATCAAATAATTAATTTTACAGGTTATTTTGATTTATTGACTATTCCTTTTACCTTTGCTTTATTGGCATCACTAATTGAACAGATAAACGATAGGTACTTATTATGATTCCACAAAACATAGCAGAGCAGTTAATCAAATGGGAGCAAATGGGTAAAAATTACTCACCAACTTTTAATTGGACTGAACTAAACGAACTTGCTATTAAATGTGGGAACAGTCCTTTTAATTTAGGTTGTGGAGATTGCAGAAAACAACTTTTAGAATACTTACTTGCAGTTATAAAAGATGGAAGCAGTAAATAACCCAAAACACTATGGAGGAGATACAACCTACGAAGCTATTAAAGTAATAGAAGCATGGGAACTAAACTTTCATTTAGGCAATGTAGTTAAGTACATAAATAGAGCAGGTAAAAAAGACCTCACAAAGACAAAAGAAGACCTTTTAAAGGCACAATGGTATTTAGATAGATATATTGGTACTTTATAAATAAAATGGCTGAAAAGAAAGAAAATAACGAACAAAAGCGAACAGACGAAGCTAAAAGGATGTTATTGAATGCTTTAGAGAAACATTTGGGCATTGTAACACCTGCATGTAAAGAAAGTGGACTATCACGAACTCAGCATTATAAGTGGTTAAAAGAAGATAAAGAATACAGACAGGCAGTAAAGGAACTTGAGAATGTTGCTTTAGACTTTGCGGAGTCAGCATTGCACCAACAAATAAAAAAAGGTAATCCATTAAGCACTATGTTTTATTTAAAATGTAGAGCAAAGAAAAGAGGTTACATTGAGCAACACGATGTTAAGGTAACAGGAAACATGAAATTTACAGCAGACTTTGGCGAAAGCAGTACTATACAATCCACATCCGAATCAGAAGAAAATACATGATAGCATAAATAAAGAAAACCATAAGTACTACGTTATAAACATAGGTAGGCAGTTTGGTAAAACTTTATTAGCTATTAATCAAATGTTATTTTGGGCTTTAAATAATAAAGGCATTAGAATAGCATGGGTAAGTCCTATCTATAAACAATCTAAAAAAGTATTCGATGACTGTTTCAAGGCATTTGCCAAAAGACCTGAAATTTACAGAAAGGTTAATCAAAGTGAGTTAGTACTTGAATACATCACAGGATCAACTATTCAATTCTTTTCAGCTGAGAGATACGATAATATTCGCGGTTTCACGTTTGACTACTTAGTATGTGATGAGTTTGCATTCATGGATGAAAAAGCATGGACAGAAGTATTAAGAGCAACTGTATTGGTTAAAGGTAAAAAGGTTTTATTAATTAGCACCCCAAAAGGTAAAAATCACTTTTATAAGATGTACCAACTAAATGGCATAAATGAGCAGTATAAGTCTTTCACAATGACATCCTATCACAATCCAATGATTAATCCAAAAGAGATAGATGATGCTAAACTGACTTTGCCTGATATGGTATTTAGGCAGGAATATTTGGCGGAGTTTGTAGATGGTACTGCGACTTTATTTAACAATAGGCAGTTAAGTGATAATAAATCTTATGGCAGGTCATTTGCCGGTATTGACTTAGGTAGAGCAGAGGATTATTCAGTACTATCTATCTTCAATGAAAAAGGGGAGCAGTTCTACATTGAACGCTGGAGGCATACCGATTGGAATAGTATTGTTAAAAATATAGCACAAGGATTGAGGACAAATAATGTCCAAACTGCATTAGTAGAAGTAAACTCAATAGGTGACGTTATATTTGAAATGCTACAAAAGGAATGTCAGGGATATTGCACTATTGAGCCATTTGTAACTACTAATCAAAGTAAAAAGGAAATAGTTGAATCCTTAATAGTGGCCAATCAAAACAAAGAGGTTAAATTCTTAAATGTAGATTGGTTAGACAAAGAGTTAGAAATGTTCACTTATGAATACAATCCTAAAAGCAGAGTAATTAAGTATTCAGCTACAAGTGGATTTCATGACGATGGGGTAATGGCTTCATGTTTAGGTTTCCATGCTTACTCAAAATATAAAACAGGTAGATACACACTAATGTAATTAAAAGGTACTTTATAAAACAGATATGACAATAGAACTTCCACAAACATGG